CATGTACGCCTACTGTGATGATGGGGTTACCGATCAGGACTTTCAGGAGTACATTAATGATGCGTTTGCAGATCTATGGGAGCAATATGAAGGAGAGGTCCCGATTAAACCGACATTTGATCAGAAAGTGGACATAGTTTATGACATAATCTGTAACCCAAGAAACAATAATGAGTAAAAGTTTATATTTTGTAGGTGATTATGAAGTGGAAAGGGTGGAGAATTACGCTACCCTACAGGAATGCGTCGAATACTGTGAGCAGCTGTCCGAGATCTGTATAGATATCGAGACCAGCAAGCACCCTGTTTTGGGTGAGCAGGAAACGGACGTGTACAAGGGCGGTCTGGATCCATACCTTACCCGTATCATAATGCTACAGATGGGTGACCTCAACAGACAGTACGCCATAGACATGCGCTGTTTCACAAAAGAGGAGCTGCAGCCCATAGTAAAGCTTCTCCACTGGAGAAAGGACAAACTCTTCATAGGGCAGAACCTAAAGTTTGAGGGCAAGCACCTGAGACACCACTACGATATAAGGCTGATGAACGTGTATGACACGATGCTTGCCGAGGTCAGCCTTTACAATGGGGTCACTTTTGGTCTGTCATTGGCGAACCTGGCCGAGAAATACCTTGGTGTCAAAAAGAAGAAGTCCACACTGACTCTCTTCGACAACATAGACAAAGAGGTCACCCTTGATGACAACCTACTTCTGGATGAGGAGATAGGGGACAACTACATTACCCCTTTTGAACTGGAACTTACCGAGGAGATAGATAAGTCCATCCGTATGCAGTTCGTTAAGATGACCGACGAGCCGTTTACCTATGAGCAGTTGGTCTATGGTATCGAGGATGTCATATACCCTATTTTGATCAAACAAGAGCAGGACAAGGGACACTTTTTATTGGGTTTCCACTTCCACAACAAGAACAACATCAAGCTGGAATCTGCATACACTCAGGTTGGTGCCGACATGGAGTATAATGGACTGCCCTTCTCAGTGGAGAAATGGCAGAAAATGCACGACGAGAATGAAATAAGGTATGTGGAAAGGATGCAGGCCTTAACCAGTACGTTATAGACAACATTCCAAAATTCAAGGCCATAACGCTCTTCGGGGACGGCCATGAGGAGTGTATGGTTGATTGGAGATCCCCAAAGCAGGTAATAGCCCTCTTTCGTCATTTGGACGCATGTCCAAAGGAAAGATCCAAACAGACCAAAAAAATGGAGTGGTCAGTTAGTTCCAAGGCCCTGCTGCCAACAATCCCAAATGATATGAAGGATGCCTATGGTAAGGATAAATGGCGGGAGATAACCGACACCGACTCTCTTAAATTAGCTTATTTACTACTAAGGAAGACCCAGATGAACATCACCACATACGGTAAGGAGTTCCTTAAGTACGTACATCCTATAACTGGTAGGGTACACCCTAATTACCGTCTGCACCTTATTTCGGCAAGGACGGCTACTACCAGTCCTAACCTTTTGGCCATCCCAGGGACGCACAGGGGAGCCTTTACAACAGAGGGGACGGATAGGAGCCTTGTGGTGAACGACTATAGTTCCCAGGAATCAAGGAACATTGCCGCCAAGTCTGGTGACCCGTTGTTGATCAACTTCTTCAACAATGGTGACCCTGTGTTCGGTGATGATTTCCACTCCTATACCAGTGCACTGGTACATAAGGTAAGGGATCCCGATTCGGACCTTGTGATAGTTCCAAAGGAAGATCCAGAGACTGGGGAGGACCACCCAGACTTTACCGATGAGATGAAAAAGATGAGACAGGACACCAAATCCGTAAACTTCGGTCTGGTGTATGGTATCACTGCCATCTCCCTGCACAAGCAATTGGGTATATCCCAAGGAGAGGCCGAGGACCTTGTTATGTTCGAGCCGAAACTGAAAGCCCTGTTCATGCAGTCAGGTTACGAGGAGATCAAAAAGAAGGAAAAGGAGTGCAAGAGCTACTTCTTCAATGAGGAATACAAGAAACTGTCCCTTGAACAGAGACAGGTGTACAAGGATAAGCTCTATGCAGAGAAACCTTATATAAAGGAGTGGTTCAGTGAGATTGGGATGATGAAGTCCAGACTTGGTAACAGGGGATGTAACCTGAAGATCCAAGGGGTATCGGCCAAACAGTCGAAAGTGGCCCAGCTGAACATGAGAAGACATTCAATAGAACACCCAGAGCTGGATTGGCAGATATGTCTGCTGCTCCATGATGAGAGTGTATCCGAGACCCCAGACGAACACGGGGACGAAGTGGCCAAACTACAGGGTAAATATATGCAAGAAGCAGCTAACTGGTTCTGCCCTGAAGTACGGTTCGAAACATCAGGAGGCGCAGCTAAACATTGGGATCACTAATGGAAGAGTGGAGAGACATACCAAATTACGAAGGGCTATACCAAATATCTGATCTGGGTAGAGTTAGGAGTTTGGAGAGAAGAGTTCTGTCTAAGGAAGGTAGAACTAGATTGGTAAGGGCCAGATTTTTGAAACCTAATAAAACACCCAATGGATACCTCAAAGTAGTATTAGCCAAGGAAGGCTCTAGATACACTGTTTTAGTACATCATTTAGTTGGTATGGTATTTATGGATTATGAACCTAAAGGACAAGACTTGGTACTGGACCATAAGGACGCTGATAAATTAAACAATAGAAAGACCAACTTACAGACAATCCCTAATAGGGACAATGTTATAAAAGGTACTTCCAGAGGCGTTAGCAAGTATGTAGGTGTAAGTTGGCATTCTAGGGATGGAGTGTGGCAAGCTAAAATATGGAAGGAGGGCAGACGCAAATACTTAGGTAGTTTCGATTCAGAAGAAGCTGCTCATGAAGCATATCAAAATGAATTAAAAAACAAAGGAACATGAGAACAAAATTTCAAGACAGCAATTTCCTTGTAAAACTATGGAGGTTAAGATGGTATGTTGCCATACCGTTTGAGTACGCACGGATAAAATGGATTAATAGGAGTGTACTGCCTGGGATCAGCCTTTGGAAGGTATTGGTAGGGGATGCCCAGATCAAGATGAACTGGGTGTACGAACTGGACAGGGAAAAATTAGATGAACTATTGGGGGAATTTGGAAGACAAATAAATGAAGATAAAGAAAACGACCAAAGAAGTTAAAATAGATGAAAAGTTCATACAGGAGTCACTCAAATACTACTATGACTCTGGGGCTAGGTATATGGTTCCGAACATCCACTTTTTCGATTACGGATACGGCGAGACTGACCTATTGGTGGTCAGGGAGGGTAAGAAGCGCCTCATCTATGACATAGAGATCAAGGTATCCAAGGCCGATTACAAGAGGGACTTCAAAAAAGTGGTGAAGCATGAGAGATTGGAGAAGGGGACATTGACCAAAAGGCGCCGCTGGTCCTTCAAACCACAGGAAGGTAAGAGACGGATGATAAAGGCCAATGAAGCTTTAAAACTAAACGACAGGCCAAATAGGTTCTTCTTTGCAGTACCAGAAGGACTGATCACCGAGGAAGAGCTACCACCATACGCTGGTCTACTGTACATAGACAACCGAGGTAATGTAACTAAAATAAAGGAAGGTAAGTTATTGCACAAGGAAGAGGTGCCCCATGAGGCCAGATTGTGCAGGAAATTCTACTTTTATTGGCTCAATGCGTTAAAAAAATAAAAATAATTTGGTTTTAACGGATCATTATCGTATATTTGCGTATCAAATCGTATCAGAATGAGTTTGAAAGTATTCTACCATAACATAACCCAGGGAACATATAACGAAACCTGTATAGTGGATCTTATGGATGCATATCAGGAGGGTGATGTCCTTATGAAGTCAGAAGCAGGGAATGCCTTGGTTCACCCAGTAACAAAGGATGAAATGAAACAATTGACCGAAGATTGGGCCAATGCAAATATAGATGAAATCGATTGGAATGAGTGAATTGCAGAACCTTGAGTCTCACTACGAGAACAATAAGGCAGTGTACGAAGAACTGGGACCCCAAGGCGCCGAATCCTATATGGCCTACTATAGGGAGAAGTTCCCAGAAAAGTACAAGCGCCTAATGGTCTTAAGTAACATCTAAAGCAAAGGAGGAATGAACGACGAAGAATTTAAAGGTTGGGTGGTTGGATTATGT